TTATATAGCTTTTTTTAGTTGCTTCTTTTGCTGGCATTCTTCCTCCCACTTCATTACATCAGTAGCGAGGTATCTTTTCATTGTTCCGCCCTCAGAACTTAATGCCGGGGCTGGGAATGGAATCCCCCAAGGTGTGTTAATTTCCCACCGATTAAGTGTGCGTTTAGTAATATGAAACATCTCACACACATTGTTAGATGTCAGATATTTATCCACATTAGCCCTCCTTACTTTCCGCTTTAACTTCTATCTTGATGCCTTCATATGTGCCATCACCACCACAATACAGACAGTGTGTATATATGCCTAAACCATCCCCATCAGGACTAAAGTTTTCAGGTAATGAAACATTTATAAATTCAGTACCGCCAATTGGCTTCGTATGAATATGAGGGGCAAGACCGTAATAAGGGAAAATGCATTCACCGTTCCCGTCATCACAAAAATCACATGTTTTAACTTTTAATCCACTCATCCTTTAGTTCCTCAACTCATTACGTTCTTTCTTCAATTGACGCAAAAGGTTGTGAAGAGTAACGGTTACAGATTTATCTAGACTTTTGGTTGAATGAAACTCTGCTAGTTGAGAAAGCGCTAAACCAAAAATGTGGTATGCAAAAACCTTTGCAGCCTCAGGATTATTTTTGAGAAGCTCCTCGGTACTTGGACAAATGATTTTTTCAAAAATATGAACAGCTACCTGATCGGGAGTGCCTTCAATTCTGCTAGGGTTCAAATTAACTTCTCCAATAACTTTGCTCATCCTTCAGCTCCTGATTCGCTAACACCCAACTTAATGCAACCTTCCTCAGGTAAATCAGCATACCAACAGTAGTATCCTTCACCGTCATAACCATCTTGGAGCCATTTGATGGTCATTTCAGTTTCCATCTGGAATTGATCTTTTTCCCCATCTGGCGCACCAAAATCAAAGGCTTCTTTTAGTTCAGCGCAAGTTAGAGTGACACTAGGGGCGGGAGTATCTGGCACCGTCTCGGCTTTGGCTTTATTCCATAACTGCCAAGCATCATTAGTTACAATATTGAAATAGCCATTCATTGTTTCACTGAATGCTAGGATGTCATTTTTACGAATAGCACTTTCACGTTTAAAAATTTCTGTAGTTTTGAATTGTGATTCAAAAGGGATACGTTCATTACCTGTCATTTAAGCCACCATCTCTGCATATTCTTCTTTAGTCCACTCAACAAACTCTCTATAAAGCTGCTGGGCAGGTTTGTTTAATCGGTTGTGATAGTCGATCGTTATGCGGCGCCAAGCGACTGGTACCGCATAATGCTTGGTTAGAAACATTGCTTGATCCATGCCTTGCCGGACTATTACATAGCCCAGCAATTGCAAGTAGTACATAAAACCAAGCATGTGTTTTTGGCTCACTTTCTTGTACTGATCTTTCATGTTAGAAATCGTCCACTAATAAATAATCAGGGGTAGATTCTTGTTGAGTAGGTGTAGGATTCTCTAATTCATAGCGGCGTTTTCTCACATACCCCATTAGCTTCGGTTGAATCTGCGGATCTCGTGCAGCCACGTCTATTTCCAAAGCATCTAGCGTTGTAAGGTCTGGTGCAGTTTGGATTTGAACCATTAGTGAAGGTGGTTCAGTTGCTTGCGCCTTAGATTTTTCTAGCTCTTCAAGACGTTTGTGAGTGGCGAGAAGGATAGGCTTCATTTGTTCGTCATCCCATGTGCGGGTATAACGATAAACTGCATTTACCTCTTCAGGTGTTTTTGATTCTTTTACACGCTGAAGAAGGGCATCTAATGCCTTCTGATATTCAGGATCTACTTTCGGCTCGTTAGTTTCTGGAATTAATAGATCCTCAGATGTGGTGACATTTGTTTGTTCGGTAATAACAATTGTTGGTTGAGTTTCTGCAGAAATAACTTCAATAGGCTTTTCTGCTTTTGATTTTTTGCCTCTCTGTTTTTTAGGTTCCTCACCAAGACGAATAACACTTAAATCATTGTTGATTTCAATACCGAGTGCTTTTGAAAAAGCTTTTAATTGAAGCTTGGCATTTTCAGCATCACGCTGAACAAAACCACTATTAATTGCTTCAATGAGTGCAGGAGTTTTAAATCCAACGTTATAAATGGAAGGTAAATATGTGTTGATTACAAAAACATTTTGACCTTCTTCATACTCATCAATAGTTAATGGCTTTGTGAATGTAATGCCAGCCAGCTCAATAGTTTCGATTTTGATGCAGAATTCAAAACCCGGTTTACCAAAAATAGAAGCGGGGAATTGATCTAAGTCAGAAAAGTCCAACATGTCTCCAATAGGACGACATAGAACAGTTTTACCTTTTTGAAGAGCTGCAAATGCTTCAGCTGCAGTTAGTAAATTAGTCATGAATAGCTCTCCTTTTAGTGATGTAACGACTGTTGTTGCTGAACTTGCTGAGGATTATTTTTAGGCGCCCAACCCATCTGATCGGCACGTGCTTGGCATGCTCTATTGATACCAGCCTCGTAAGTAGTGCCTTTAAACTTTTTAATCGCAGCATTTAAGATGTTTGTGTCAGGTGCATCTTTAATTGCTTTCAGAGCATCTTGATAAAGTTGGTCTTGAGTACGAGGTGGCTTCTGGTTGCCACCATGAGCGGTTGCCAGATTATTCTGATTTGTATTTTGACCTGCTGGGGTAGAGGCATTTTGCTCTAGATAGGCATAGTCATAGTTGTATAGGTATTTACTTCCATCAAAATTACCGAGGTAAACATCAGCTGCCACACCAACAGCTTTAAACGCTACACCTAGAGCATCGGTTACGGCTTTTTTATAACCCTCATCAATCGCTACTAGTTTGCCTTTGTGAATTTCAGCAATTGCTGAACCACCGTTGCCGAAAAATTCCTCACCCCAAACACCATCAATCTTGGTTTTTACTGCTACTTCAGCAAAAGCCATCATGGTTCCATCTGGTGCAGTTTCAGACCATAAACGCACGTGTCTATAAGTCCAGCCATGACCAACAGGACCAAAGGCCTGAGTCATAGCCATTAAACGCCATTGAGGGTTAATATCTGATTTACCTTTTAAATAACCAATCTCAATCTTTTTAAGAAAATTGGTAGGCGTCTGCTTAACTGCATTCCAGATATGTAAGTTGTCTTTTGAGTTTTCAGTTGTCATTTTTCTTATCCTTATCTTGAGCCAGTGAAGCCACGAGAACGCTTATAGTTTTTGCGGTCATAAGTAGGGATATTTGTTTCGCGCAGTTTTATTGCGAGCTGCTTTCTACGTTGAAAGTCGATTTCTTGAGTGAGCTCACTCCAAACTTTTGGATAGTCGGTTTTGAACTTTTCAACGTCTAAAGGCGTCTTAACGGAGTTCTTCACTTTGTAAAGAACTGAGCCATTAGCATTAGATGTGTACACTTGCCAGCCTATGCGAACAGAGTAGAGGCCTTTATCATCACGGCCCAAATATGACTTATAGCCATCAGGATGCTTTTTGAAATTAGTCATCTTTAAGCCTCCACCAACTTATTGCGTTCGATGAAGCCTTTTAGAAGGCCATTGATGTTCTTGATGTCTTCAAATTCGGTGAAATCGTTATATGACTTACCGTTAATATCAGTGATTTCATTTACTGTGAGTTGAGTAATATCAACAGCAGTGAATTCAGAACCCGGAACGCCGTAACTGTCTGGATGAGCTTCAAAATCAAAGCTAACGTTTAAACGGAAGCTATCTAATTTGATGACTGCAACGCCAGAATGTTTACCTGTGATTTTCGCGGTTAACACACCGTAAGTACTTGGTTGAGTTTTAGGAGTAAATAGGGAAGGTGCTTCTTGTGTTTGGAAAGCTGGTTGAAGCTGGCAAGCAACTAAAGAACCACCAGAGATTGCAAGAGCAGCCATGCTGACAAATGCAAATGAGTTGAATGAGTTAACTTTTACGTTCATAATTGATCTCGCAGTTTGCAAAAGCACATCAGATTTAGCGGTCGGTGTGCTTTTTTGTTGTCTACGAGACAAATATAGTTTTATCTATTATTAGTGTCAATAGGTATAACTATAAAATGATAGGTGTAAATTTCTAAATTGATAGGTAAATCTATAAATAAAAAGCCCACCTTATAGGTGGGCAAATGTATAAAATTGTTTCTATAGGTGAATTTATTAACCAGCTCGCCAAAATTGACGACCCATTACCTTAAAATTTTTTCCATTCTCTTCAGTAACTTTTCGATCTCTAAACTTTTCATTGAGACTATGAAGAATTAGAGACCCATCAGCCTCTTTAAAAATTTGCTTCAACATTCCTTCACCAGCGAAGTAAACAGCATATATTTCACCGTCAATAACTTCAGTTTGAGAAATATCAATACCAACTAAGTCACCATCTTTGATGTAATCCATCATGCTATCACCTTTAGCTTTGATGATACGCATGCAATCCTCAGAGACACGTTTTTCTTTAAAAAATGATGGTGGAAAAGGGATTGCTCCATTGATTGCATCAAAATGAAATTCAATAGATTCACCTGGTCCACATGAAAAATTAGCTTCCACTACGTCAATCCAAATGTAATTGTCTATTCCTTTATGAACCACTTTAGGTTTTACAAAATCATCTTCGGAAAAACCATCTTCAGTTTTTCCAGTAGTTAGCCAATACGCATCTACACCTAAGTATTTTGCAATCAGTGGAAGGAAAGCAGACTTCAAGCTCTTACCACTTTCTAAGGCTTGATATGTGGGTTGTTTAATACCAACTGCTTCAGCTACTTCATACTGACTTTTACCAGCTTTAGTACGAGCTTCTTTGAGTCGAGTTGCCAAATCAGACATAACAAAAACCTTAATTTGTTTGGAATTGGATTTTATAGGCTCAACTATAAAACTTCAAAAAGGCATACCTATTGACATATGATAGGTATAACTATAAATTAACTATCAAAATAGGAGTTTGATAGTTATGAGCCAAAATCTCATCGCAATCTATGAAAAATTAGTTGAGTTCTTAGGTGGCCAAACAAAGACAGCTCAAGTCCTACTTATAAAACAACCCTCTGTAAATGCATGGCTTAAAGGAAAAAACCAAATGTCCGAAAAGATTGCATTACGCGCTGAGCGTGTAACTAAAGGTCGTTTTAAAGCTTATGAGCTTTGTCCATCACTTTCAGAATTCGAAACATTAACCGCTTAGGACCTTACCCATGAGCAAAGTATCAAATGAATTGCCTGCAAGCGCTAGCAATAACGAATCGCTCATATTGCAAGCACTTAACGCTAGCAACCAAAGACAAGTAGCAGAGATGATAAATGTCGATGCGAGCATCCTTTCACGGATGAAAACAGAAAAGAAATCAAATGGTTGGACTGAGATTGAGTTTATTAGCTTTTTGTTGACAGCCATTGGTTTGAAGGTTGTGCAAGAGAGTGATGTGTATTGCTCACCTGAAATTGCAGAAGCAACGCGAGTTTATTTAGCACATGCATTCACTTCACCTGAATACATGCGGATTTTATTCAAATAAAAAACCACTACCTGCGCGAACAGGAGTGGTTAGGCATTCAATTGAGGTGAATCAAATGAACACAAATAATCTATCAAATCAACAGCAAATAATCCAGAGCTGGTTTGAGCCAGCTCTCCACACACTCAAAGCATTAATCAAAAAGTGTGAAGAGAACTTAGAACGTATCAAGGCTGACAAGAAAAATGCCGCCGTAAAGCGAGATGACTTTAAAGAAACTTTAGTCCGTCAACACCGTATTACGTATAACCATGCTGAGGAAATTATTAGAAGCCTTAGCCGTGCTGATCGTATTCGATTCTTAGGAAGTACTTATATCCAGTTAAAAGTTGAGGAGTCTAAATGAATGAGTTGGCTCTTTTCGCAGGCGCTGGTGGCGGAGTACTCGCATCTTATCTCATGGGATGGCGAACAGTGTGTGCAGTTGAACGTGATGCCTACGCAGCACAAGTTCTGGCGCAACGACAGAATGATGGAATTCTCGAAGCTTTCCCAATTTGGTCTGACATTACAACTTTTGACGGAAAACCATGGAAAGGAATTGTTGACGTTATATCTGGCGGCTTCCCGTGCCAAGACATTAGTGTTGCGGGCAAAGGCGCAGGACTTGACGGAGAGCGTTCAGGACTCTGGAAAGAATTTAAACGGATCATTTGCGAAGTACAACCCGAGTTCGCATTCATTGAAAACAGCCCAATGCTCATTACTCGTGGACTCGACAGAATCCTCTGTGATCTTGCCCAAATGGGGTTTGATGCTCAATGGGGAATTATTTCATGCGCCGATATTGGTGGAGTTCATAAACGAGAACGCACCTGGATTGTTGCTACCAACTCTTGGAGCAAACGAGGGAAAGGGTTCATCAAAAAAAAGATATCGCGGATCAAAGGAATACCGTGGGGCCAAGATGTGCGAAGCGTTGAGGACTTGCGAAGAAGATCCGATTTACCTAAACCCCTCATTTGCAGAATTAACCATGATGTGGCCTTTGGGGTGGACCGACTTAAAGCCATTGGAAATGGACAAGTTCCTTTCGTGGCTAAAAGCGCATTCGAATATTTAGGGGGAATCAATGAGTAATTTTGTACCCAATTCCTTTCAAGTACCTAATGCTTTCGTTGACGAGGTTTTAAATAAAATCTCTGATGCTGCATGCAAAATTTACTTGGTTATTTGCCGTAAAACTCGCGGTTGGAATAAGGAGATGGATTCCATCTCTTTATCTCAATTTGAAGAGATTACAGGGAAGAGTAGACCGACTGTTGTTAAGTGCCTTAATGAGCTTATCAAGGTCGGTTTAGTCGTGGAACAACCAAGCACAATTCATGGAAATACATTCAAATTAGGTAACGATACTAGCGTTGGTTTGGTTATTAAATTTCCTAGTAAAAAATTTTTACTACCTGAAATTTATGGACAATCTAGTAAAAATTCTTTACCACTGCTAGTTAAAAATTTTAACTACACTAGTAAAAATTTTTTACCGCTACTAGTAAAAATTTTTAACACACAAAGTATCACTATCAAAAACAACTCTCAAAGTAATAAAAAAATAAATAAAAAAAGAGAGCCTGTTTCTGAAAAACCTAAATCAGAAAAACCAACTGAATTTAATCCACGTTTAGTTGAACTACCAGCATGTGTAGATCCAGAGCTGTGGAACAATTTTGTTGATATGCGTATCAGCATCAAAAAACCACTTTCTGAAAATGCAGTAAAGCTAATCCTTAAAAAACTTATCTCGTTTGGCCCTTTGGCTAACCAATCACTGGAAAACTCAATTATCGGAAATTATCAGGGTGTATTTGAGCCTCGCCAAAATCAAATTCAGGAAAACCCACAATCTCATAACGTTCCTGAAGAACCGGGTTATTTCACTCAAATGTACGCTGAGAGCAACCGTTCAAACGTGATTGACGTTACGCCAGTGTCACAAGATTTTGGAGGCTATTAATCATGAATGAATTAGCACCATTTGAAAGTTTTTTAAAAGAACTAATTGCGGCTTACAGAACTAAATACGCTGTTCAGTTCAATAAGAATTTTCCAGTAGAGGGGAAAAATGCCGTTCCAATGCAAATCGTTGAACAGCAGCTTGCTAAAGCATTGGTTGGGGTTACACCTAACCAACTTCAAAGAGGCTTAGCGCTATTTTACGCAAGTACAAATACATACATGCCTAACTTCGCTGAATTCCGTGCTATGTGCATGGGTGATGATTGGTGGAGTGCTGAAAAAGCATGGGTGAAGGCTTGTGAATACACACAAATCACTCAGCACAAGAAAGTGAGATTGCCTGATGGGAGAGAGCAAAACCAAGAAATTACTACCTTGGCCAAATTTGTACTTGATCAAGTTTATTCGCTTATTCAAGACGGCGAAATGTACAAAGCCAAAATGGAATTTATCAAGATCTATGATGAATACAAGGCTGAAGCACAACTGAAGGGTAAAACCCAAGCTTGGTACCAAGAACCAATTTTATTAGCTCAGAAAAATGAGCAAAAGGTGCATAAACCTGTTTCAAATGATGAAGCGCAAAAGCATCTCCAATCTTTGATGGAGCGGTTAAAGATTAACGGCCGTAAACCTGCACAAGTACAAAAACTTCAGGCAAAAGAAAAAGAGCCTGAGCTTGCAAAGGAATTAGGGCCAGATCCTTTCGACAATCCACACGAATATGCAGAGATGTGCCGCCGTGAAGGTATGCCGATTCCTCGAAATATTCTTCAGCTAATTGATGGGCCGAATGTATGAATAAATTCGAGATTTTAGCGTGGGGTTTGCTCATTTCATTTTTCACAGCCGCTATTTGTGGGGCGGTGGTTTTGTGGTGGTTGGCGCGTAAAGAGCTAGATGAAAAAGGAGCCAGATATGAAAGCAACTAAATTAATTAGAGATAAAGGGCTGCAATATGCGAAAGAAATCGTAGATTCAGCCCCTTCTAATGCAACTGAGTGGAATGAAGGTTTCGAGTTCCAATGTGGTCAAAGTGTAGAGATTAGCAAGGCTGACCGAGAAAAATATTTTGTTGACCTTTCTGAACTCAAGCGTCTGCTGGAATCGATTGATCAAATTAATGCGTTTGATGGCGGTATTAAAGAAGCTAAAGAGATTCTAAGCCGCATCAATAAACATGGCAGCAAGTACGCGACATTATTTGAAAGACCTGCATTAGAGCAAGCCATCCGCGACCACGAATCAATATACGGAGGCGGTCATGTTTGAACAAATATTAAAACACCGCCCTAAAGGTGCGACACATTGGCAGGCTGGATATTACTACAACAGTGATGAATGTGGGATTTGGTCTATTTGGGAAGACGGGAAGTGGCATGGAGATTATAAATTTCCAGATGGTGTTATGACTAAGTTGCCAGAGGAAAAGGAGCCAGTCATGAGTGAGTTTGAGGGTAAATCTGGAAAGTGGGCTTGGGAGATTCAAAAAGAACAACAAGCAAATCTGGATGAGCTTAAAAAATCAATAAGTGAAATGGCTCAGAGGTACAGAGTTGAAGCACACGAATTAAGTCGTATAAGAGATTTTGAAAAGTCTCAGATGTATAGCCATTTTGCTAGGGAGTTGGACCATTTAATTAAGGGTGGTGCTTGATGTCATCAGTCAGCATTGCTGAATACCGCAAGTTATTTCCGATAAAGAAAAATAAAAAGCGGCGTTCAGCAAAGCAAGTTGCCAGACAACCAAGTGTGGGTGAAATGGTTCTGGCAACGCATTTAAGAGCATGCAAGATTGGTTTTGAACAGGAATATAAGTTCCATCCTGATCGTAAATGGAGAGCAGATTTTTTAATAACGGGTACAAAGATTTTGATTGAGGTAGAAGGCGGGATCTGGAGCGGAGGCCGTCACACAAGAGGCAAGGGCTATTTAGGGGATATGGAGAAATACAACTCCGCAGCAATGATGGGTTTTACAGTTTTACGGTTCAGCACAGAGCAAGTGAAAGCAGGCGTGGCGATTAAACAAATTGAGCAATTGGTGGGATGAAAATGAATATGCCAGTACAACACATTTTACAAGCGGTCGATTGGTCTAGATTTAGTTTTGAAGAGTGGTGTCGCCAGCTTGGAGCTTGGCTTAACGGCGATACCGAAAGAATGGTCAAAATTGTTAAGACGATGCCAACAAAACGCATCACTCAAAAACAAAGAGAAAAATTAATAGCTATGTATATGAGCGATGAAAATCTAAAAGATCGTTTATGCATTCGCCGTAAGGGTACTTGCTGTGAGTTAAATGACAATGAGGCACGTGCAATCCATAGATTGATTATTGATATTAAATTAATCGAAGACAACATTTTACAAGAATGGATTTCAGCAATTTGGTCACATCATGTTATGGGTAATTCATTACGTGATATTGCTCAAAGTAACGACACTTCAGTTAATCAAATCAGACAGGATTTAAAATGTGGTATGGCTTATATCAAAAGTCGAAATCCGCATTTCAGATTTGAAACTTTTGAAAAAACCACTTGAGTGTGCGCACGGGGTATGGCATATTTGTGATACAGTGTTGGAAGTGTAAGTAAATCACTGGTATTAAAGCTCATCAAATGATGGGCTTTTATTTTATCAGAATGAATAAACTATCTTTAAATGAAAATATCGAAAAATTTATTGCAACGATATTTAAATCGTTGATAATAAAATTTTCTTTGCTAAAAAAACTGCATGAGAATCATATTTTCTTTAATTACGTTTGTCTTATTTTCATTTATTTCCTTTATCCTTTTAAGGAATAAATATATTGAGCCAAACCACTTCGTCATTTTGATAATATTTTCTGCAATTGTATCCGCAATAATTGCATATTTTGATGAGGTTCAAGAGCTATCTATTGGAGGCAATATTGTTAAACTAAAAGAAGCAAAAAAGGAGTTACAAGTAACAATAGATCAATTAAAGTCAATTAAAGTTTCAACATATCGGATGTTACTTTTGAAAAGTTTACATTCTTCAGGTGTTTTTGGAAGCAGCCATTTAGTGGATAGTAGAGCAGAATATTTTTTTTCACTCATCAATGAAATTAAACAATCGGATTGTTTCAATGATCTTAAGTCTGAAATAAAAGTTCAATTAACAAGGTTGTTAATTGATCAATTAAATAAATTTTATCCTTTATTTTATGGCAAACAATTCAATGATAGCGATGAATTCCCTAAATCTACGGTTTTTTATATCGAGTTGAAAGATGAGATTATTGATAAAGTTCATCAAAAACGGACACCTGTTATACCATTTGATCAAAAAAAGCAGGAAATTGTTACAGCTATAGATAACTATGCAGCTTTGTATATTTTATTTAAAGAAGTTGAACAGTAGGGTGATATTGATTTTTTATTGCTTAATAAGATGAATTTAAACGATATTATTTTAATTAATAATCTCCAATGAAAGGATTTTTAAACTTTTACCTTTACGATTCTATAGAAAAGTTGCCGAGCATAGTATGGCACAAGAAGCTCTGCTAAATATCGATTATTGGCGGGGCTTTTTATTTAATAAATAATCATAAAATTTTTATTACTTTAATTTTATTGATAAAATATAAATTAAACCTCAAAAGCTATATGCAGAAAAAATATGAAAAAAGGAATTTGCAAACTATGCGACCTAGAAAAAGAATTGAAGCGCTCTCATGTTATTGGGAGAGCAGTTTTTAAAAAGGCTTTAAATGGTGCAAATTACGCTTTAAGACTTGATAAACAGCATAAAAAAGTGATTAAAGATCAAGATCAGTGGGCCACATATATGCTATGTGGAGATTGCGAGCATGATTTAAATACAAAATATGAAGGCTATTCTCTAGATATTTTAAGAAATAAAAAGAAATCTGTAAAACATAAAAAAAGAGATAATCACTATGAAATTCAGGGTGTTAATCAAAAAAAACTAATTTTATATTTAATTTCTATTATATGGAGAGGAATTGAATCTAGTCATGAAGTTTTTAATAAATTGAAATTTTTTGATGAATCGCCAGTTGCAAAAAATTTTTTAAAAGAATGTATTAAGAATGATCGTGTAGTTCTAACAGAATGTTACGATGTCAGAATTTCAAAATTAGTAAGCACGATAACTTCTTTTAAGAATGAAGAGTTAGATTTTATAACTGATATTCATTGTAGTATTGATAATAATGAACGAATTCGTTTTTTAACTATTTTTGAGGGATACTGTTTTGAATTTTTTTACTATACGGATTCATCTCAGTCCGTTTCTAGTTTAGGAGTTCTTAAGAAAAATAAACGAATACTTAGAATGCCATATATTGATGTTTTTTCAATTCCTGAGTTTCGAAAAAGTCTGTTAGATATGCTTGAGGCGCAAAATAGTAACTAAACTATTAATAGTTTAGAGATTTAAAGAAAAATCACTTTTACTTAAGTTTTAAATTACCAAGTCCCGAATAGGGACTTTTTAATGGAACTAATTTATGAAAAACGAAGTTGGCTTTCATGTTCCTGTTCGTCCAATGCCTCCAGAATGGATTTTTGAAATGGATACACCTAACTTTGTTCCAGCGCCAGAATTATGGGAATGGATAAGAAAGGTTTTTCTAGACCCTAAATCTAAATTATTTAACCCTGATCATATGCACTTACGTTCATTTCGATATCCCGATATTGCTGTGATGTGGGCTAGATCTGGCTTTAAAAAGCAGGGACGTCAGGTTATCGGTAGTACTGAAAAAGTCATGATCAATGCTGGTGGTTGGAAGAAAGAACGACAAGAAGAACAATACATCCAGTGGTTCAATTATTTACCTGAATACTTAATTACTTTTGATGCTTCATATTCACGTATAGCAAGTGATGTGAACTTTTGTGCTTTGGTTGAACACGAGCTTTATCACATTGCACATAAGAAGGACCAATACGGAACACCAGCATATAACAGAGAAACTGGTATGCCTAAGTTAGCTATTCAAGGTCACGATGTTGAAGAATTTACAGGTGTTGTTCGCCGATATGGAGCAACTGAGGATGTTAAACGAATGGTCGAAGCAGCTAATAAAAGGCCTCAGCTCACACGTGCTGATGTTCATTACGCTTGTGGCACTTGTAACTTAAAGGTGGTTTAAATTTTTTTTGCCACTCTACTTGGACGTACTTGGACGGATAGAGATAAATGGCAAGGCTTAATAAACGGGTGAAACTCTATATAGTACGGTCACTTGCTACCTATGAGACACCTAGTGAAACAGCAAGAGGCGTCCAAGAAGAATTTGGTATCACCGTAACCAAACAGCAATGTGAAGCATACGACCCAACAAAAAAAACTGGGCAGGACTTAAGCGAAGAATTTAAAACTGAGTTCTATAGAGTGCGCAAGGAAATGAACGACAACCTTAGCGCAATTCCAATCGCAAACATTGCATACCGCCTCAAACGCCTACAACGATTCATTGATCATGAACAATTCAAAGAAAACCCTGTCATTGTGCCGAGCCTTTTAGAGCAGGCAGCTAAAGAGGTTGGCGGCTTATATACAAATCGTAAGGAAATAACAGGCAAAGACGGCGGACCAGTCCAAACAGTTAATTCAGAAATTCCAGTTCCAATGGAAGATTACTTAAAAGCGCGGAGGGAAGTCTTAGATGAGTACTGATGCGGCTCGGGATAAAGCCATCCGGATCGAGGCGCAAGAAGATTTATATTTCTTCACAAGGTACATGTTTAAGGAGCGCCGTGGTTATAAATGGATGCAAAATTGGCACCACTTAGAAATCTGCGAAGCTTTAATGAAAGTTTATCGCGGAGAGATAAAGCGGTTAATTATTAACGTTCCACCACGATATTCTAAAACTGAAATTGCTGTAATTAACTTCATGGCTTGGTGTTTTGGTAAGAATCCAGACTGTGAGTTTATTCATATCAGTTACTCGGCAATGCTTGCCGCAAATAATGCATTTCAGACTCGTAATATGGTTCAAGAAAAGGCTTATAAAAAGGTCTTTCCTGATCTTAAGTTACGTGAGGATAGTAAAGCTAAGGATTTCTGGCGCACCGATGCAGGCGGAGTCTGCTATGCGACTGGTACTGGCGGTACCATTACAGGTTTTGGTGCAGGCAAAATGCGTGAAGGCTTTGGTGGTTGCATCATCATTGATGACCCGCATAAGGCCGATGAAGCCAAATCAAAAACTATCCGTGAAGGTGTAATTGACTGGTTCCAAAATACTCTCGAGTCTCGTACTAACTCACCAGAAACGCCAATTATTGTCATTATGCAGCGTCTTCATGAAGATGATTTGGCTGGATGGTTGCTAGGTGATAGAAAAGACGGCATTCCTGTAGCTGGTGGTAACGGTGAGGTTTGGGAGCATCTATGTCTTTCGGCTATTCAGGAAGATGGGTCAGCACTGTGGCCAGCAAAGCACAATATCCAAAAATTGAGGCTAATGGAGCAAGCCGCACCATATGTATTTGCCGGGCAGTACCGACAAATGCCATCACCGCCAGCAGGCGGTTTTTTTAAGCCCGACAATATTCAAATTGTTGATGCTTTGCCTGCAGATGTAGTGAAGCAAGTTAGGGCTTGGGATTTTGGGGCTACCGAAAATGAGGGCGACTTTACAGCAGGTGTGCGAGAAGCTCTTGGTGCAGATGGTTTTACTTACATTGTCGATGTAACTAGAGGACAGCTTGGCCCTGACAATGTGAATAAGCGCTTAGAACAAACAGCAAAAATAGATGGGAAAAAAGTTTCTGTGCGTCTACCACAAGATCCCGGTCAAGCTGGTAAATCGCAAGCTAGTTCATTTGTGAAGCTTCTTGCGGGTTATAGCGTGATAGCTAAGCCAATTTCAGGTGACAAGCTTACACGTGCACAACCATTTGCGGCCCAAGTTAACGTAGGAAATGTACGAATGCTCAAAGGTGAATGGAATAAGGATTTTATTGATGAGCTTCGTCATTTTCCTAATGGCACACATGACGACCAAGTGGATGCAGCTTCAGATGCGTTTAATGAATTACATGAAGGTTTTGAGACCTTCTTTGCCAAAATGGGATTTGCTCGATGAGTGACGTAACTTTTAAGCATGCAGAGTATGTTAAAAACGTAGGACTCTGGCAAAAAATTGATGATGTGTGTGATGGTGAAGACGCTGTAAAAGAACAGCGTGAGAAGTACTTACCGAAACCTAACGCACATGACAAAACACCAGAAAATGATGCTGCTTACGCTGCTTATCTAACTCGTGCAGTGTTTTATGAGGTAACAGGGACCACTTTAAATAGTTTGGTAGGTGCAGCATTTGCAACGGATCCAAGCTTTAAGTTTACACCTGAACTGGAGCATTTAGAGCGAAATGCTAATGGTGCTGGATTAAGTGCTTATCAGTTGGCTCAGACTGGTATCCGGCATTTATTGAAGCACTATCGTTGCGCTCTATATGTGGATTATCCAGACGTAATTCCGGCTAGAAATTTAAAGGAGCACAAAGAGCAAAACTCTTATCCGATGATTCATTTATTGAATGCCGTTGATGTAATTAACTGGGATTCAATGATGGTTGGGAACCAGAAAAAACTCTGCTTAGTTGTCATACGTGAAGTTGTTTCTACCCGTGGAAGTGACGGATTTAGTAAAGAGGATCGTGAACAATTCAGGGTTTTGCGTTTAGAGCCAGATGAAAACGGTGAATTTGCTTACTCTGTTCAGATATATACCAAAAACGACAAGGGCAAATATGAAGGAGGACCTAAAAAGTTTCCAACTGATCATAGCGGTAGAACTTGGTCTTATATTCCATTTACTTTTGTCGGCGCGGTAGATAATTCTGAAGAAATTAAGAAACCTCCATTACTCGCATTAGCTAATCTAAATTTAGCTCATTATCGTGACAGTGCGGACTTTCAAGAGTCCGTTTTTTATATGGGGCAACCTCAATACTATGTTAGCGGTGTGAACTGGCAATGGTTCGATGAGGCAAAAGCTCGAGGCATTTACGTTGGAGCGAAGGTGCTTTTACCATTGCCTGAAAATGGCAAACTCGGCATTGAACAAGCAAACCCTAATACTCTGTCACGTGAAGCAATGAAAGATAAGTGGAATCAAATGAAAGAATTAGGCGCACGCTTAATTGAAAAGGGTTCTGCTGCTAAAACAGCCACAGAAGCTAACAATGATGATGCCGTTCAGCATTCCGTTTTATCGCTATGTGTCGTGAACATGAATGAAGCCTTGTCTATGGCTTTGCGATGGTGTGCCAAATACGTAATAGCTAATGTTGATGCTCTTAATAAAGATGACCTGATGTTCGAAATCAGTCAAGAATTTAACAAACAGGGTTATTTAGCTGAGTTAGCTCGACAGTTATTTGAAGCAGCTCTACAAGGCCGATCTTCATTTAAATCGTGGTGGGAATACAACCAAACAGGAATGTTCCCTAAACAAAAATATGAAGACGAGCTACAGAATGTCGAAGCAGAGCAAGATGGAACTTTAAATCAAAGGTAGAGTGAGATGGCAACAGATATCAAAAAACTATTTGAAGCACTCACTCAGCACCAGGCCTACCTTTATCGTGCTTCGTCAAAAACGGTAAATGAGCTTTTAGGTTTATTCAATGATGATACGAGCAAGATGTTATGTAAGCTTCGGGATTTATTGGATGAGCTTAATGAGTCGGAGAAAGTTGCTTTAGCAGGTGGTAAATATACAACTCCAAATCTCAGGGAAATTAAAGATTTGATTGCCCAGTGGTTTGCTAGTGTTAATTTAGCATTACCTGAAGCTTTTGCCGTTTCAGCTACGGCACTGGCTGTTTATGAGGCCAATTACGTAGCTAAGCTCTATGGAGCAAAGATTAATAAGCCTGAAGGGGGAAAACTATTTTTATCCGCTAAAAAAGTTCCGTTGGCAGGTGGCGCTCTTGTCGATGATCTGCTTTCAAGAATTGCTGAAAGTGCCCGTCAAAAGGTTGAGTATGCAATTCGAGATGGTATTAATTCAGGCAAAACTAACCAAGAAATTGTTCAGCGCATTCGTGGTACCAAAAGGCTTAATTATGAGGACGGCATTTTAAACGGCACCAAGACGGATATTGAACGTACCGTAAGAACTTTACGGAGCCATGTAGCCAATCAAGCCTACCTAAATAGTTTCAACCAAATTGGCTTTGAATATGTCCGATTTGTTAGCGTTTTAGATGGACGAACTTCTAAGCTTTGCGCTTCATTAGATGGTTCAGTGTGGGAGATTAATGATCCTGCAAAGCGTGTACCGCCGTTACATCCTAACTGTCGTAGTATCTTGGTTCCGGTCGAGAAGGACGGTCAACTTGTAGGCGAACGGCCATTTGTAATGGACGAACGTCGAGTTAAAGACATCCCGAAAGATGAGCGCAGCCAATTAATAGGGCAATTGGATGCAAACACCACATTCAAAGAGTTCTTCAAGAAGACAGACGATTTCTTTCAAAGAGAATGGTTAGGACCAAAGCGCTACAAGCTTTATAAAGAAGGAAAGTTTGATTTTGAAAAGTTCTTCGATCCTGAAGGACGATTGTACACATTAGACCAACTTCGTAAGTTGGATGAGCAAACCTTTATGGAGCTGGGATTATGAGTGAATCACGACATTTAGTACTTAAGCGTCACCCAACCTTGAAAGGCTTTTTAGTTGTGTGTGATGAAGAAACTGGAATGCCACTGGCAGGGCAAAAAGCGGTTCATATGAATAGTGATGCTCAAGATGGACCAACAACGATTAGCGTAACATTTGAAGCTTATGGTGAGAATGGAATCCGTTTAGTTGGTGATGAGCCAAGAGCACTTTCAACAAAGTAAATGTAGCGAAAGGTGATAAAAATGTCTGAAATATCAGTCGCTCAATATGTAAAGAGAAAAGAAGAGTTAGAAAGAACCCTAACATTTCAACTTGCTGAATTGATCAGTAAATTTGAAAAAGATACAGGCGTAAATGTACAAGATGTTTATGCGAATTTTTCTAGCGCCACTTGTTTGGGTGGTTCTGAAAAACACTTTCTAACTGGTGTGACAGTTAAAACCTCAATTTCTAATTAACCCAATTTATTAATTCAATAGCACCTTCGGGTGCTTTTTTTTGTGAGAAGAAAATGATCAAAGAAGTAACAGAGCAAGAGTTAGCTGAAAAGTCTGTGGCACCCCGAGTAACTAAAGCGCAAATTGATTCATTGATGGAGCGTGTTACATATACGGTTGAGCAACGCCCCGGAGGCACAACATCTACTTTTGTCCATGCATTTTTAGATGGAAAGTTTTTTCTAGCAACGGGTTTTAGTGCATGTGTGAATGCTGAAAACTTTGATGCTGAAATTGGTGAGCGTATGGCTCGTGGAAATGCAGAAAAGTCAGCCGAAAATAAACTTTGGGAGCTAGAAGGCTACCGTTTATTTGCAACAAATTTCTAAGTTTTTAATCGAAATGAAGCGTCCTATAGGGCGCTTTTTTATTGCCTGCTGAAAGCGGAAGCAAACAGCGTAACGAGTGGAAACTCAATAACTAAAGGTGGAAACCTATGAAACTTAAAACAGTAACTATTGAAGGTAAGTCTTACGCAGTAATCAATGAACAGGGCCATCCTGTTTATATTCATGATGATGGAAAGGAAGTCGGTTTTGATGCGCCACGTGCGATTTCAAAAATTGATGAGCTGGGGACTGAGGCTAAAAACCATCGTCTAGCTAAAGAACAAGCGGAAGCAAGTTTAAAAGCATTTGAAGGGATTGATGACCCGGCTGCGGCCAAGAAGGCAATTGAAACTTTAAAAAACTTTGATGATAAGAAACTTGTTGATGCAGGTGAAGTCGAAAAGGTTAAAGCGGAAGCCATTAAAGCTGTAGAAGAAAAATACGCGCCTATCGTTAAGGAGCGTGATGAATATCAAGCCCAACTGCATAACGAACTTATTGGAGGTGGCTTTGCTCGTTCTAAGTACATTCAAGAAAACCTCTCTGTACCGGCTGACATGATCCAAGCTCAATTCGGTAAAAACTTCAAAATCGAAGAGGGCAAAGTCATCGCATACGGGGCAGATGGTCAAAAAATATTTTCACGCGTTCGACCTGGTGAAGTGGCTGATTTCGATGAGGCATTAGAAAGCTTGATCAGTGGATATCAGTTTAAAGATTCAATTCTCAAACCAAGCCAAGCTAGCGGGGGCGGTTTTCAAGGGAAAGGCGGCCAAGGCGGTGCAACTGCCAAATCATTAGCTGATTGCAAAACAGATGCTGAAAAAATTGCATACCTCAAACACGTCGGCGAACAGAATTAATTTAGGAGATATTTCCCATGCCTTTTGATTTACAGGTATTTAATAAACAAACTTATGTTTCAATGACTGAAACAGTTTCTCAAGACGTTAATAAGTTTAATGAAGCATCACAAGGTACTATCGTACTTCTTAATGAGCCATTTAACGGTGACTTTGACTTAAAGGCATCTTTTAAGGCTATACAAGGGCTTGTACGCCGTCGTAATGCATATGGAAGTGGAACCGTAGCATCTAAGCGTCTTGAACAAATGCTCGATGTAGCAGTGAAGGTTGCTGCAGGTACACCACCAATTGAATATGAAGTTCAGCAATATCATTGGATCCTTCAAAACCCTGAATTAGCAGCATTAACAATTGGTGAGCAACTAGGTAAAGCTAAAATTGCAGATATGTTAAATGCAGGTATTCTTGGTACTGTTTCAGCAATTTCTGGTAATACGGTTGCAGTGGAAGGGGATGGAACTGCAGATCCAAGCTTCCGTTTGTTAAATCGAGGTGCTGGCCGCATGGGTGATCGTTCAGGGGCTTTACGTTCTTGGATTGTTCATTCAACAACTATTCACAACCTTTACGATAATGCTTTGGCCAACACTGAACGTTTATTCCATTATGATGGTGTGAACGTTATTCGTGACCCATTTGGCCGTGTATTTGTAATTACAGATTCACCAGCTTTAGTGGGTGATAATGCTGGTACAACATATTACAACTCATTAGGTTTAGTTGAAGAAGCTATCGTTATCAAAGATAACAAAGACTTTAATGCTGAATTGGTACCAACTACTGGTGGTGAGAACCTCAAATATACTTATCAAGCCGAATGGACTTATGGTGTTGGTGTCAAAGGTTACGCTTGGGATATGGCTAATGGTGGTAAATCCCCTAATGATGCGTCAATTGGCACACCTACGAACTGGGATTTGATTGCAAGTTCAATTAAAGACACTGCAGGCGTTCTGGTTAAATCTAAATAATTTCATAGCCCCTTTTTAGGGGCTTTTTCTTTGGAAAGATGAAATGAAAGCAAAGTCAAAAAAAATCTATTTTACTAATGATTTCTCTGCATCAAATGTGAATAAGCTTCAGGGTGATGGCTGGGTATTACGAAATGCTCGTTTAGCTGCTGCAGATACATCTATTGAGGTGGCAGATGAATATGGTGGTGATGTGCCAAGTCACTATAAAAATGCTTCTGGAGCATTGGCAACTGTAAATTTAGCTGTAGGAATTTCACCTGAACTTCAAGCTGTGATTGATGATGCAAAGGCTGAATGTGAAAAGGTAGTTGAAGAAAACACTCAGCTTAAGCAAAAAATTGCCATCTTAGAGCAGGCCGGTGGTAACCAGTCAGAGTTGTTATCTGAGAATTCACGATTAAAAGATGCAGCAGTCTTAGCAGATAAAGCTCTCAAAGATGCTGAAGCTCAAGTTGTCGGTATTAAAGCTGAATTTGAAGCTTTTAAAAACGATATTCCTGCAATGCAAACACGTATTGCTGAATTAGAAGCTGGAAAAGCGGAAGAAAATCCTGCTACAGAAACAGCAGCTAATGATTTTGAAAATTGGTCAAATGATCAATTAAAAGAGTATTTGGCTAGTAAAAACATTGGCTACAAGCCATCTGCAACAAAAGCAGAACTCCTTAAATTAATCCCGAAGGAATAATGCAATGAGCTTTATTACTGTAGATGACGCAAATTCAATTTTGGGCAGCGATTTTGCACCAGACAGTGATAAAGCTCGTCTGGTTCAACTGGCAAATGTCTGGATGAAAAAACGGATTGGTTTTGTACCAGATCCAATTGATCCACTTCTTAAAGATGCTGCATGTGAAATTATCAAAGGAATTCTGGCCAAGGAAATTTATAACGGCAAAGACCAGCAGTTGAAGCGTAAGAAAGTTAAAGCTGATTCTGTTGAGTCAGAAAAAGAATATCAAGACGGATCTGAAGCAATCTCTAGCTTTGAACAGATAGCAATTGATTTTATTGATTCACTTGATTTGAAAGATCCAAATGCAAGTTTTAATGGCTTTGGCATTCCACTTTACAGGGCATGATATGGGCTTACGTGACGAAATTCAGGCAGACATTGCTGAAGCATTTAATGCTGATCTGGCGGACGCCGTTCATTCATTTACTTGTGACCGGATCTCAAGAAAAGATTGGGATCCTAAAACTGAAACTTATGTCGAAGTTAAAGAAAACTATTCTGGTCGTGGCGTTCTGTTTGGCTCATACAGTCAATATGAGATTCAGACGCTTGGAGTACTGGCCACAGATAAAAAGGCTAAAGTGCTGCAGAATGAAGTAACTATGACTCCAAAAATTGATGATGAATGGTTAACAACCTTAGGCTCATTCCGCGTTATTCATATCCAGCTGGATCCGGCCAGTACAATCTGGAAATGTCAGTTGAGGAAGGTTTAAATACTTGTTCTAATATCCTTCTAAATTAGGGGGATATATGGCCAGCAGAAAATTAGAAGATAAAATTAAACGAGTATGTTATTTCGTTGGTGGTGGAGTAATAGGCTATTTGTTAATTAGTTTTATTATTTTAAGTTCATTTCCATGGAATCATTATTTACTTGATAAAAAGCAAGCATACGATGTTTTAAAAGATGCATTCACAATAGGTGCAGCATTTCTTGCTCCAATTGCAGCATTTGTTTTATTCAATGACTGGAGAGAACAACATGTAGCTGTGAAAAATGAGAAATTGAGTGAGGAGATATTAAGAATAGTAACTACTGATTTTTTATCATTTTATAACCTTAACCCCAGATTAAAAGCAGATGTAGAAAAGTTTAATGAACAGCAAATGCAATTCCATAGAGATGTAGCAAATCTCTTCTTAAAGGTAGATGAAATTGATGCAGTAGATGATCAAGCTATAAGTTTTAAGGAAAATATTAAGAAGTTAGATGGTGATTTTTTGGGTTTGTATCTGAGTTTATTTAAACAAATTGAAATTGTAATTGAATATGATGCAATTGCTGAATTTTTAGATACAGAATCACTCTCTAGAAAAGAAGAATTAAAAACTGATTTGGATAAATACGCAAAAGAAAATGAAATCCACTATACAAGAATTATGGAAGTATTTAGAAAACTTAAACCGTTACAAGTTTCATCATGATTCCCACTTCGGTGGGTTTTTTATTGGAGTAATTATGACTTGGACTGCACATGAGGTCTATGACAGCTTTCAGGTTGTACCTGATGATGATTTAAAACCTCATTCATTTTTTCACTGCGAATGCCATCCCGAATATGTGGATGGCATTTTTATTCATAATGCATTTGATGGCAGAGAGGCAACTGAAATGCCTTTGCTAAGTTAAAAGGTAGACCATGGTTAGCACAGATTACGTACCTTTATGGCATATCTCACCTTTCCAACATGTTCAATACACGCTTGCCAGAAATCAGCTTCACATGGATTTGTTATTCGAGGACATGAATAACGTTGATAAGTTCTTGTCTGTTGAAAGTGCAGCCGCTCAAGTTGATTTCTATTCCGATGGTTCTTATGCAGTTGTTCAGTTGGGCGATACTTCAGAAAGGAAATTAATAGAGATATATGGTTTGCTTTTACATGAAGCTGTACATGTTTGGCAGAAGGTTAAGAAGTTAATGGGAGAACGAGAACCGAGCTCTGAGTTTGAAGCTTATTCAATTCAGGCGATCGCTCAGGATCTCTTTAAGATGTATGAGGAAAGCGAGTTAAATGATGGGATGGAAGGGGAAAAGGCCAACTGATTTTAGTTTTGATGTGGCTAAAATGGCAGAGGAAAAAGTAAAGAAAATTACAATGGATGCTGTTCAGTCTTTAGTGGTTTCAAGTCCTGTTGATACTGGCGCTTATCGTGCTTCTCATATCGTTTCAATTGGATCTGGAGACTATGGTGTGCGTGGACCTGAAACAAACGCCGTGCAGGATGCCGCTATTCAAGCCGTGAAGTTTAAGTTGGGCAATTTAGTTTATATCCAGAACAACCAGCCTTATGCAGAGCGCTTAGAAAATGGGTGGTCTGATCAAGCACCACAAGGAATTTACAACACCACCTTTACCTTTATTTCTCAGAAGTATGGCGGCTAAAATGGCAATGACTTTAGAGCAGACAAGGCAAGCTATTATCGATCGTATGCAAGCTTTTACCGGTATTACGCAAGACAGAATCCAGTATCCAAATTTACCAGGCTTTAATGTACCTAAAGATGGTGTTTGGTGCCGCTTAACGATTGCAGGTGGTCCCAGTTTTACTTCTGGCATTGCAGATAAGCCATGTACTCGCCGTACCGGTAATATCATGATTCAATGCTTTGCACGTCCCAATTCAGGAATAATTGAAATCACAAAATTGAGTGATGCATTACTTGCTCATTTTGAATATTTCACAATCGAACACTTAGAATGTTTGAATGGCCAATCTATTTATGCGGGTAAAGATGCTGACTTCATTCAATACAATGTATCAATAAGTTTTTTAGTTAACTAAAGCACATAACAAACCAATCTTTCACTACCACCTCATCGGTGGTTTTTTTATGTCTATAGGAATCACTTATGAGCAATTTTGTTTTTAAGCGTGGTGACACTTTCAACTTAAATCTTCAGCTAGTTGATATGGATGAAACTTTGCAATATCCACCCGATGATGTTCGCCGTGCAATTGATCTGACGGGTTATACCTTTACTTCACAGATTAAAGCTTTGGCTGATGGAGCAGCTGTGGCTACCTTGACTTGTGCTGCATTAAATCAAAGTACACAGAAGGGATGGTTAAATGTGAAGTCGGGAAGCAGTACAACAGCATGGCCGTTAGGTTTGTGTCAGATGGATATTAAGGCTGTCGTGAATGGAGTTACCCAGCATACAGATACTTTGATTTTCCAAGTGATTGATGGGGTGACAGCATAATGGCAAATCTTGTATTTAAATTTAATTGGGACCATCGACCGTTCCAGTTGAACTCAGCTCAGGGCAAGCGGCAATTTATGCTGCCATTCGCTTCCGGCATTCCCAATTTAAGCCCTAACTTTTCACAAGTTCAAGGAACTGCAGCAATCTCTCAAGGTGGTACAGGGGCAATCACTGCAGCAGAAGCTCGATCAAATCTAGGAGCTGCTGAAAAAGGGGTGAATACTGACATTACTGAAATGAAAGGTTTAACTACTCCACTTTCAATAGCACAAGGGGGAACGGGTGCAAACACCGCAATTAGTGCGAGAGTTGCATTAGGTCTGGGTGATGCTGGTGCATTGGGATATTCAGCAAATGCGGTTGCTTCGCTTTTTAATAAGACACTTGTTTCCGACTGGGTGTCTGTTTTAGGGCTTAATAGATTTGCCAACATTTCACATGGTGATTGGCAAGGAGGTAGTACTTCCAATCCACTTTTAATGCCTATGCGTTACGGAACATTGATGGGCTACCACGCCAATGACTCAATTGGTACATATTCATGGCAACTATTTAAAGGTGTCTCTGGTCACCAAATGTCTTACCGTTATGGTGCTGGATCTGATGCATGGTCAGCATGGGGGCATTTAAAGACCAGCTTCAATACATCAGTTGATGCAAACGGATTCTTAAAATCAGCCTCACCAGTAGTTAAGTTGTTTAACGACCATATCGAACTCAATAGTGATGCAGAAAAACAGCCGATTGAATTTAAGAAAGTTGATGTAGGCGATTATTTACTTAAAGGCTCTTTAGGCTTTGCCCAAGAAGGCTGGTATATCGAAGTCCCTAAAGATGCCAATGGGAACACGGTAGTAGCAGTTGAATATTCAACCTTAGAAAATGGTGATCTTTCAATTAAAACTTATAAACGTAAGTTTGATTTTGAACTTGCTGCAGTTGTTGCAGACTTGGAATTACCTATAGATATTCCAGAAGGTCGCTGGATTGATATTCGCTTGCATGAAGAACCTGAACCAGAGCCTGAGCCACCTACAACTGAAACACCTTTTGATTTCCAACCTACAAACTTATCCGAGGCTGTAGCTGCTGCAATGGTTGGGGTAGAACCGCCAGAAATCTCAGACACAGACGAAACACTTTAATAACCCGCTTAAAAAGTGGGTTTTTTATTGCCTAAATTTTGGAGAACCATAAATGAGTTCAGGCGCAAAAATTCGATTATATGCTTGTGAAGAAGCAGTTTTAGGAACAACTCCAGCAAACCCGATCTGGTACACAGTTCGCCGTGTAAGTGATGGTTTATCTGAAAATGTCTCTACTGAAGAAAGCAGTGAAGTGGTTGATTCACGTTTTCGACAAGGTGGGGTAGTTACTGAAGCAGAAGTAGCAGGTCAGTTAGAGTTTGAATTATCACTTGGAACATTTGATTTATTCCTAAGTGCATTAGCTTTTAATAACTGGGCAACGAATAGCTTAACCATTGGCGGTAATGTACGTAAGTCATTAACGCTGGTTAAAGTTTTCGAAGATGTTGGCCAAGTCTTTATTTATCGTGGAGTACAGGTTAATTCTGGTGAAATTACTATCCAGACCACTGGAAAAATTACTGGTAACTTTGGTCTTGTAGGTAGCTCGTTTACTCGTCAGCAAACGAACCCTGTAGTGAATCCGGTTGCAGCTTCGACTCGTCCGCTTGTCAGTATGCCGAACGTGGAAAACTTGCTTGTAAACGGCCAGTCAATTCAAGGCAAAGCATGTCTACAGTCTTTGACCATTTCTATTAACAATAACCTTGAAGCAATCCGTTGTATCGGATCTGGTAAATACACTCCAGAGTTTTATTTAGAGAAGATGATGGATATCGAAGCGAATGCTTCATTCATGTTCTCGGCTACAGCTGCTGGTTGGATTGATGCAATCAAAACCCGTGATGTGTTTACACTGACCTTCGACATCAGAGACAGCAAAGGCAGTAAATACTCGTTTAACTTCCCTCAATTAGAAGTCATGGAAGCCAATCACCCAGATGGTGGTGGCGACGACATCATTACTGTAGACATCAACTTTGCCCAAGTCCGTACAGCGCCAACGATTGTACGTGCTCTTGTTTAATCAGCTCATTCAGTAACAAAGCCTATGGAACCCCATGGGCTTTTTTATTTCTAAAATTTCAGAGGTTGCTATGGCTTTAAAAGTCGGAATTATTAAAAGCTCGGACGTATCAAAATGGTGCGAATACAAAGGTGCTGATGGAGAGGTACAGGCAGAATTTAAAGTCCGTGGTATCGCTTATAAGCCTTTTCAAGTAGCCATTGAACGGGCAGGAAATCAGATCTCGTCTAAAGGCTATGATGTAATGGTAAAAGATGAAGATGCCAAGCTTTACCACGAGCTTTTAATGGATGCATGTGCTGCCCACTTAATTGAAGACTGGAAAGGTGTGGTATTTACCGAAATCGTAGACGGTAAAACTGTTGAGTCTGAAAAGCCATATACCCCTGAGAATGCCTCAAAGCTTCTTAATCTTGGTGATATTGGTATTTCGATCTGGCTATTTATTAAAGAACAGGCCCAGAAGATTCAGGAAGACGCAGACAAGGACAAGGCTTTAATTCTGGGAAAGTCATCGAGCTCTATAAGTACCAAAAGACCTATGCGTCAAAAACGCCGCACGAAATCGAACAAATCAAGTTCTTAGGTGGTCGTATTCCTGATCCGCCAGAGTATTCTTATGCGGCTGAATCCATTCTTTCGGCATTCAGCACTATTTGCAGATCCAGACGATATGAGCAGGGTATCCCGTTATCTTTAGATCAGCACGCAATCAATGTCTATGCAGAGCATAATGATTTGCCAGTGGCTGCTCATATTTTTAATGACTGTATTTTTGCTTTAGATAATTTATTTATTGAAGATGTTCATAAGAAGATGTCAAACAAAAGCAAAGGTAAGTGACCAAATTGGGTATTTCATTAAATGTGAATACCAAATAGGGCAGAATTGTCAAAGAATTATGCATCTGATCAATAAAGTGAGTCAAAATCTTGCGTTTGATGTTACAAAGGAGAAGTCAAGTATTGACATTTCAGTAAAGATTTCTTATTGACAAAATTGTCAATTGTAAATAGTATGCCCGAATAACGAACGTTAATAGTCGTTCATATTTATCAACGAATTTTAACACCGTACATATTATCGCAGCCTGTATTTGGGAATCACTATGAAAGCTCCAGCAATGTTGGTTACACCAACTTTTGGTGTAACTTCAACTCAAAAAATTATTGACGAAGCGCAAAAGCAAATCACTCCAGCTCGTAAAACACGTTTAGAGAAATTAGCTCAAATTGCTAAAAGCGCATACAGAAACTAAGAGGTAGCAATTTGTCCACAGAGATAGATATTTCTGAGGTCGAGTTAATACATCTAGAATCAGATCAAAAGCATCTTTATCAAGAATTTGAATGTGAGCGCGAAGAGCTTAACAATTTTTTGATAGAAGATGCTTTTGATTATCATAGTTATGGTTTAACAAAGACAACTTTAGTTGTACATAACGGTGAACTGGTAGGTTACTTTAGTCTATCGGCTGATAAAATTGTACTCACCAATAGTGAAAAAGCAGAATTAGCATTAAACGGCGAATTTCCAATTACTTACTTCCCAGCAGTAAAAATCACCAAACTTGCGGTAGACAAAAAATTTGCTAGGAAAGGTTATGGAAGTGTAATTTTAGATTTAATTCAAGGGGTTGTTTATAGTCATCTTTTCGCAGTAAGGTTTTTAACTCTAGACGCGATTAATGAACCTAAAGTAATAAGTTTTTATGAAAAAAATGGGTTTATTGAAAGCCTTCATGAAGCTAGCGAAAGAAGGCAAAAAAGAAATCGAGAAACTATATTGATGCATAAAGATATATTTGCAGACTAAACCACCCCTGGGTGGTTTTTTAATATCTGGATGGTACTAATAGTGAAATGTATTTATTAAAAATATATAATATTAACAATAATTTATATTGAAAATTAATATGTTAGAAAAACTATTTTATACATTGGGGTTGTCTATTTTTTTGCGGTTTTAGTTAGCTGCACTAAACAAGTGGAAAATAAGTCACTTCCACCTTCAGTAGAAGCTCAATTCATAAGTGCAGATAAGATGCTCGATGACCTAGAAAATCGAGATATTCCACTTCAATGGAAGCGTGAGATATTGTGCAACACTTATCCTGAAGTCTACAAAAAACAGTATATGCCAGCTCTACTCAAGCTTTCTCCTAATGTATATAAAGAGGAAACTCTATTAAGAGATTTTGAAGCTGTGATTAGCTTTTATAAAAAAGCTTTTGTAATTAGTTGTGGTTGATTTTTACAGTTAAATTTTAATTATTAATTTTGCTAAAATTTTTATGCAAAATCTATTCACTCATATGACATTTATTAACCTATTTGTTAAAGTTAAAACAACTTATAACAAATGGTGAAAATTCATGAAAAAATTATTAACTGCATGCTTAATTAGTTTGGGTTTAGTTGGATGTGCAACAACATCTGGAACTGCCCCGAAGGTTTCAACGAGTGGTTTTGATGGGTCAAAAAGAGTTTCAATTGATGGACATGGTGTTGCATGTGATCAAATGGTTTGTCCATTAATTGGTGCTATTTGGTCAAGTAATAGTCCTAATCTTGTTGGTTTAAAGATCTCAGTTATAAATAGTATTGTTGCTATTAATTCTGTTGATTTGAATGTGGATGGGGAAATAATTAAATTAAGAGAAAGTACACTAACTGATTTTTCTAATGACATAGTTCTAGAATCTAGCAAGGTTTTTGTAACCGACTTATCTACTGTTGATAAAATTCTCAACTCAAAAAGAGCTTGGATTCGAGTTAATACTAGCAAGGGACTAATCGAAAATCCGATTATTGATGGTTCTAAGGATAGTAAGGCTTACCACGCATTAAAACGCTTTAAAGATCAAGTAAATACTGTTAAGTAAAGCTTTGAAGTAAGTAAAAGAAATGAAACCCGCGCAGGCGGGTTTTTTTATTGTCTAGAGGAAAAGTAAGATGGCACAAGAATCCCGTTTGGTTATTGTTATTGATTCGCAAAATGCTGAACGTAATGCGCGTAATCTAGGCAATGAACTGGATAGCATTGAGCGTAAAGGTGATTATGCTTCTAAGTCTATGGACAGCTTGTCTGTAGCCACCAGAGCTTTAGCTGGACACATGGCTGGTTTATTAACAGTAGGTTCAGCCATTTCAAAGATGGATACATATACTGGATTACAAAATCGCCTTAAGTTAGTCACTAACAATCAAGTTGAACTAAATAAAGCAACGGAAGACACTTTCCGAATTGCTCAAAAAACCTATTCAGCTTGGGATTCTGTGTTACAGGTATATCAACGTTTTAGTGATAATGCTAAAACACTGAATTTAACTATGGATGACACTGCTCGACTAACTGAAACAGTATCAAAAGCAGTTGCGATCAGTGGTGCAAGTGCAGAAGCAGCTGATGCAGCTTTAGTTCAATTCGGGCAGGCTTTGGCAAGCGGTACATTACGTGGTGAAGAACTCAACTCAGTTATGGAACAAACACCAGCTCTAGCAAAGGCTATTGCTAAAGGTATGGGTATTACTGTAGGTGAATTACGTTCAGTAGCAGCTGAAGGAAAAATTACTTCACAGGAAATCGTGAAAGCACTTAGAAATGTCCAAGATGAAGTTGATGCTCTTTTTGCTAAAACTGACATTACAATTGGTCAATCATTAACTCTACTTAATAATGAAATTACTAAATTTGTAGGAGAGGCTGGTAAAGGAAGCGGGGCAGCACAGGCTTTATCAGGATCGATTCAGTTATTAGCAAATAATTTGAATTTAATTGCAGACAGTGCATTTGCCATAGGTATTGGCTTAATGACAAAAGCTGTTTTAACAAAAACGGTTGCTGTACAAGCGAGTATTGCTGCATCAACCAAACAAGTGTTTGCCACAATTGCTGAACGTAATGCGAATATTGCAGCAGCAAAAGCTGAAGTGGAATCTGCGCTTGCCGAAGCACAAAGTACGCAGGTGACACTAACGAACATCAAAGCTACTCATGCTCAGATCATGGCAGAAATAGAACTCGAAAAAGTTCGTTTAAAAGCCCAAATCACTGAACAAGGTCGCACGGCTACCATCACACGAATGGCTCAGCTAGGACGATTACAAGCTCAAGTTGCGTTAGAGGTTGCTGCCGCAGAAACAGCTCAATCAGCATCATCTGCAAGATTATCAGCAGCCTTAACAGCGCAATCTGTTGCTACAAGTCGTTTAGCTTTGGCAAAGTCAGCGCTTATGGCGATTTTTAGCCCAATGGGTTTAGCAATTGCAGCAACAGCCGCATCTTTCTATTTACTAAGCAGCAGTTCGGATGAAGTCAAAGAGTCCCTTGCAACACAATCTGACTCGGTTAGTGATTTAACAGATAAGTACATAAAGTTAAATACTGTGCAAGCATTAACAGAGGGTGTGCGGTTACGCAAAGAGATTGAGCAGCAAAATGATGCAATTGATGATGCTAGTGGAGCTATCAAACGTTTTGCTTATATCCAAAAGGAATTATTTAAATTATCTGGCAGTGATTATGAAGATTATCAAAATGCCATTAAGTCTATTGCTACAGGTGCAAGCGATGCAGGTGATCTCTTAAAAAAGATGATTTCATCTGGTCGTTTTAGTCAGAACCAAATTGATAAACTCATTGAGTTCTCTAGTGCGGTAGCAGAATCTAAAAATAAGATTGAGCAGGGTAATACTGCTCTAAAACTCTTAAATGCTACTTCTGGACAACATGTTGAGGTAACGGCCGAATCAATTAAGCAATTAACAATTCAAACAAACTTAACAAAAGTCGCTACTCAAAATTTCACTGACATGAAAACACAAATGCTTGATTCATTACGAGCACAATTGGAATTCATTCGGTTAAATGGTGGTAGTGAAGAACAAGTTAAATCGTTGAATAAGGTAATTCAGGCATATTCTTTAAATCAAATTTCAGCAACTGATGCTGTGAGTAAGTTCAACAGTACCGCCAAAGTTCCGGTTGATAACATTAAGAAATTGCAAGAATATGCCATTAAAACGGATCAGTCTAAAATTGCGTTAAATCAGGCTAATGCTGAGCTGAAGAAACAAAACGACTTGCGTAATGAGTACCTAAAACAACATCAAACTGTACTTGGTGCTCAACAAGGAGAAACAAATGAATTAAATAACCAAGTCGCTGCACAAGAAAAGCTAAATAAATTACGAGACAATGCCAACAAAGATAATCTGAAAAATGATTTTCTTATAAAAAACACTAAGGCATTTGGTGGTGGCGAAAAGGGTCTTGATAAGGCGCGTGCGGCATCAGAGTTTTATACCGACAATAAAATTCCGATGACTAGAAGTTTAACTGGTCAGGAATATGCAATTTTTGAGGCTTGGTATAAGAAGCAGAAGGAAGTCAAGGACTTACAAGAAAGCATTTCTGAGTCTACCAGAAAGCAAACAAAAGAGGTTGAAAAACAAACCAAAGAGTCTGCCAAACAAGCTGTTCTACTTGCTGGAAATGATGAGCGAGTGAGAAATATGCTACGAGTGTATCTGGCATTTCGAAATGCAGGCTTAGGCGATAAACAAGCTCGTGTAATGACAGCTCAAGTTGGACGAGAGACTGATTTTAGAAATGAGGCAATGTTTGGTAGCCATAAGGATGAAAATAATGGTTATACAAATACTGGATTTTTATCATGGCAAAAAAGTCGCTCAACTAAATTAATGCAGTCTTTACAAGGGCAAGGAGTCTTGGATAAAAACGGTAAAATCCAGCAAACTCAAGATGCATTGGATGCAATGGCTAAACATGCTGTGCAAGAGGCGATGACCGATAAAAGTTATAGTAAATCTAAAGCAGCTCTTCTTAATGACGATTTAGACTATCGAAGTTTAGAGAGAATTGTTGCCAAAAATTTTGTTGGCTGGGACTATGACGGGAAAAAGCTTGGCAAAGCTAAAGCTTCACAGCATTTAGCCAAACAAGACTCTTACTATAATCAGCTTAGTAAAATTTTAGGGGATAACCCCGAAGCAGCCTCAAAAGCAATCGGCGATCTTTCGAAGTTCGAAGATGAAGCATATAAGGCACGTGCTAAAACTCTTGAGGAAGTTAAGCAGCTCCAAGCAACATATGATTCAGAAACAGTTGCTAGAAGCAAAAAACGTGAGGAGGAAATCAACAAAGCAACCATTTTAGGTCAATCAAATTTAATCCCAAAAATTAATGAGCGTTATGATGCTGAAGACAAGTTAGCTCAGAAGCAATTTGATTTTGAAGTAAATGGTTATAAGTGGACTGAAGAACAAAAGCTTGATTACACATATGAAACTAATTCTTTGCGATTAGTTGCTGAAGGCAAACTCTCTGAAGATCAAAGAAAGGTTGCTTTAGATGGCCTGAAATTGCAAAAGCAACAAGAATTAGGTTTACTAAAACTTGCTCAAGAGCAACGTTTGTTTCAAGCTAAATTATTCTTGCTTTCAGAAACTGAGGCAATGCAAGAACGCTACCGATTGGAGCGAGAAGAAATTGCTAAAACAGTAAAAGATGAGGAGGAAAAACGTAAGCGACTGGCATTATCACGTGATCAAGAACGATTAGAAGCACTTGATCGTGCAGCAAAAGCTGGTCAAGCATGGGGTGGTATTCAAGCTGATATGAATGGCAGTGGTGAGTTCTATAGACTAGATCAAGAACGATCTAGCCGCCTAAGTGCCGCGACAAATCTACTTGATAGTCAGCAAGGTGTGGTTAATTTAAATGAACAAAATTCTATTGAGGCTTTAAACGCACAATTTGAGCAACAGCTTATAAGTCAGCAGGATTACGAAAATCAGAAAACAGCTATCATTCAAGCTGCTCAAGATCAACGTAATCAGATTGCTGCCGAATATGCAAAGAATGCTCAGGATATTGAAGATAAGTATCAGCAAGACCGCTTGAACACTCAAATTGCATTTGGTGGCCAAATGATGGGTTCTCTTACATCTATGTTTGGTTCAATGTTTGGAGAGCAATCTAAAGCATATAAGATCATGTTCGCCGCTGATAAAGCTTATGCGATTGCAGCTGCTGGTATTGCGATTCAGCAAAGCATTGCTCAGGCAGCAAAGGTAGGTTTTCCAAAAAACATTCCTTTGATTGCTAGTGCTATTGCTCAAGGTGCAAGCATCATTGCAAACATCCGGGCAATTAAAGATCAAGGTTTTGCTGAAGGTGGTTATACAGGTCGGGGTGGGAAATATGAAGTTGCCGGTGCTGTGCACAAAGGCGAAATTGTATGGTCCCAAGAAGACATTAAACGCTGGGGGGGAGTTGGTTTAGTTGAGAAAATGCGTAAGAGTGCAAACCCTGAAGCTTTTCTCAATAACAATGCCTCGGCTGATAGTGTCATGCGCCGTGCAATGATGAGCTCTAGTGCCTTTATTGAAAGCCAAAAGCAAGCTGACATCTTTAATCAACCGGTTCAAGATACTCAGATTATCTATAAAGGTAATAGAGACATACCTAAGTTAGCGTCTTCAGAAAATTCTGACTTTTTCCATGATGGCAAGGTCTATTTTTCTTCAAATGGCTTGGTTCAGGATCGCTCAAATCTTGAGGATGTTCAAGACTTCACGATAGGTCAAGCTGCTCGACCTCAAGCTGAGATTTTGCCTTCAATTGAACCTTCTACACCTACTATCAATTTCAAAATTGAAGTGATTAATCAGGTGAGTGGGGCGACAGTTGAAGCCGAACAACTGGATGAGCAAACAGTCCGGATCATTGTAAAAGATGAACTGGATAAGCAGCTTCCAAGAACGGTACCGAAGCTTGTAAGTGATCAAATTGGTAATCCAAACTCAACTATTAGTCGGTCTTTGACTGAGAATACGACAGCAAGACGGAATCGATAGTTTTAGATTCCCCCTTATAGAAGGAAGAGATGTTAATGGAATGTAACTAAAACATTTTAAAGATAACGGTATAAGGAGGAAAAATTAAAGTTGCACTTATAGAAGAGAGAAATGTTAATGGAGCGTAACAGATACCTTTTAAAGTAACAGGTATAAGGAGAGATAAATTTAACATTGTACTTATAGAGTGGAGTGGAAAGTTAATGGAAGGTAATAGCTAATTTTTAAAGAGGTGGGTATAAGGAGGATAATTTAACGCTACCCTTATAGAAGGGCAAGAGCTGTTGACACCTTAAACCTACATCTACTTCTAAAACCCATTGACAGCCAATATTATGAAATGACCACCTTCGGGTGGTTTTTTTATGTCTGTATGCGGAAAAACCGCATGAGGATAAACAGGTTGGAAATTTATAAAGTTCCAAAAAGCAAAAACCCCAGTGTTGGCGCACTGAGGTTTTCAATTCAACTCAACCGATCAAAGTTAAGAGGAGAAATCTCTATATGACAAATCATACATCAAAATCACATTTAAAGGTAGATGGAAAAATGAGCGAATCTGGTGCTGATTATGTAGGTAAGATCCAAAGTTATGCATTACTTATTATTGCAATCTCAGTTTTGATAAGTGCTTTAGGAGGCGTTGCATGGCTATTATTAAAATAAATCAATTTGAATATTAAGAACCGACCCAATTAAAGGTCGGTTTTTTATTGCCTGAAGGAAAGTTATGTACAAGTTAAAGCTAAATCCCCAGACCAGCGGCTATGGCGTAACACCAGGTGATGATGTGAAACGTCAGCAGATGGATGGAGGACGTGGACGCTATTACATCGATGTAAAACGGAATAGCCACATTGTCGATGTGAACTGGAACTTAAGTAAAACAGATTTCAATAAAATGATGGCTTTCTGGCGGGTCTACCAGAATAAGCCAGCTTCATTTTATGCGGATCTGGTGATTGATCAGGGGGAACGTCAGCAATATCTATGCAATTTCATTCCAAACTCGTTCAAGACCAATGAAGTCAACGGCAACCTTTACCGGGTAAATGCACAGCTCGAAGTTGTTCAAAACCAGCCTAACCTGAATGCCGATATAGCATTAATTAAAGATTGGGAGGTCTAATGGATAACGAATATGCCGAATTCTTTTTCAATCGAAAAGTTGATATTTATCAACTGGAATGTATTGAACTCTCACACCCTTCTTTTATGAATACTTACCGGGTAGTCCGTAATGATGACCGAGGGGTGTATGTTCAGCACAATGAAGGTGAAGGGCAGGTGCTTTATGAATACCTGCCTATGACAATTCAAAGATCCGGAATGCTGGGCGATCTAGACCAGACTTTAACAGTCTCTATTTCAGGTCTTGGTGATATTTTGCCGGATGAGTTTGAACGGGTAATAGAAGGTCAATTTCCGGATGTAAAACCAACAGTTAATTATCGGCTTTATAGTTCAGATAATTTAAATACACCGATGCATTATCTGCTTGGCTTACAACTCGCCGGTGTTTCAATGAACCATAAAGCTGTGACGTTCAAAGCTGAATCTCCACGATTAAATACCGCTAAAACTGGAGATATCTTTGCACTAGACCGCTTTACTGGTCTCAAGGGGGCTATATGAAAAGTCATGATCATTTGCTTGATAGACAATATGACGAGGAAAACTACAACTGTGTTCATTTTGCTCATGAAGCTGCATTGGATCTATATGGAATAGACCGGGTGGAAGCACTTGAATTTTTTATGAAGCCTATTAAAGAAAAGGTATTTCTACCATCAAGGTTAAAACTTTTAAATCCACTGCCCATGCCCAAGGAAGGCTGCATAGTCGCCTTTCACTCGAGATACCGAAACAAGCCCCCACATGTGGGGCTTTTTCGTTTGGGCCGTGTTCTACATTTGATGGAAGGCGGAGTTACTTTTTTATCCGAAGAAGTGATCAAGGCAATGGGTTTTAGTCGGGTCAGTTACTATGATTAAGATTATTTATAAAAAGGATGCTTTGTCTGAAGAAAAGACGATTGAGCAGGCTCAAACCATCGGACAATGGCTTACTTCAAAATATGATTATATGCCTGAACATGTCCGTATTTTCCATACAACAAGTAATATGGATCATGCCGAAATTTCATTTGCGAATGAAGTCACGCCGAAAAATGCATATGAGTTAAAGCAGCTTGATTTCTTACCAGGTACTTTTATCGTAATTGAGAATCCTAAAGGTATTGAGCTTGGTGCAGCTGCATGGGCTGCTATTATCTCATTGGTTGTGGGGGTGGCAGTTGCATTATTAATGCCAGTACCTTCAATTACACAAACAAACCAAAATAACAACCAGTCTTCATCTGCAAATAACGAATTATCCAATCGTGAAAATAAAACTCGTGTAAATGGCCGGATTGCTGATAACTATGGAGCCGGGTGGAACACACCCGACCTAATCGCAGTGCCTTACAAAGTTTATGAAAATAACGTTGAAGTTGAACACGTTGTCGGTTGTATTGGTCGTGGTCACTATAAAATTAACGGTGCATATGACGGTGAAACCAATATTGTCGATATTGCCGGTGCATCGGTAGAAGTCTATCGACCAGGCGTTGATATTGTCTCGGGTGAGCCATATTTTTCGCTTGGTACCGAAATTACCACGCCGCCACTAACGGTTCAGCATCAAACTTCTGTTAATGGCCAAGTTCTCCGTCCAGCTGATACACAAAGCTTGGAAGGTACCAACTATCTTCTTTTTGCATATCCTAATGAGATCCTGCGGGCATCTGCAAACAATACGGATTTAACCACTAAGTTTGTAAGTAATGACCGGGTAGAAATCACCAATGCATCATTCACGTTTAATGGCCAGACTTATGATTTAAACGGCACTTACAGCGTTTTATCGGTAGCTGATGATCGGATGGCTTTATCTAATCCAGCAGCAGTTAATCCAAATTGGTTAAAGCTAAGGGAATTATCAAATCAGCAAACTAGTGCTTTATCTCCAAAGCTTTCATCTATTGGAGAGAAGTGGATTGGTCCATTCATTTTGGACAATATTGAACGTAGTCGGGTGCTATGTAACTTTGTGGCCACCAATGGACTTTATACCGTTTCTGCAGGCGGAAATCAGGGCGCTGTTAATGTCACGATTGAAGTTGAAGTAACCCCGGTTAATGAATCTGGTGCAGCTATTGGTAATCCAATGCTGAAGCAGATCATTTTGAAAGGCTCGGCAAAGTCACGTCAGACCGTTGGTGCAACGCTGGATATGGTGACATTTCAGGGACGCTGTAGTGTCCGTGCACGCCGTTTAACTCCAACTCCGGCAGTTACCACTGTTGTTGATGAAGTAAAGTGGCAGGCGCTTTACGGTGCTTATCCTTTACAAAGCACAGTGTATGAACATGAAACAGTTTTTCGTGCACGTACTTATGCAACGACCGGAGCTTTATCTGTTAAGTCCCGTAAGATCAATTTCGATCTTCAGCGAATGTTGCCGACTTATAAAAATGGAGCAATGACGACAGAGCTATTCCCAACATCGAGTTTTGCTGATGCTTTGGTATCTATGGCACTTGATGACAAGATTGGCCGCCGTTCGATCGATGAGATTGATCTTGAAAACATCTATCGGACCTATAATGATGTAGTTGATTATTTTGGTACACCACTTGCGGCTGAGTTCTGCACCACAATTGATGATACAAACTTGTCTTTTGAAGAGCTCGTCACCAATCTTTGTGATGCCGTGTTTTGTACTGCATATCGTCAAAATAATAAGCTCAAGCTTTATTTTGAACGTCCAACTGATAACTCGGTAATGCTATTTAACTTCAGGAATATTATTCCTGATAGTTACAAGCATGATCTTACCTTTGGCGTGATGGATGACTACGATGGACTGATCTATGAATACACGGATCCGGCCGACGATAGTCGTATCAATATCTATTTGCCGGACAAAGGAGCAAAGAACCCGAAAGAAGTGAAATCCGTTGGGGTACGAAACAAGTGGCAAGCTCATTTTAATGCATACCGGATCTGGAATAAGCTTCGGTTTCAACGTAAATCCATCACCTTTGATGCGGCGCCTGAGTCTGAGTTGCTTGTGCTACGTGACCGTATTGCTGTAGCAGATTATCGCAATGGTATTCATCAAAGCGGGGAAGTGGTACAGCAAGAGGGTTTAATCCTCACCTTAAGCCATGATGTAGATTTCATTGCAGGCAAGAGCTATGTGATTTATTTGCAAATGGGGGATGGTACCGTGGACCTTATTCCTGTTACCGTAGGATCTGCCAAGAACAAGGTAGTTTTAGGCCGATTACCGAACGGTGCATTAAAGCTAAGTCCTGATGATTTTGTGAATACTATCTATACGGTGGTTAATGACGATACCAAAGGCTCACTGCCTTATCTAGTCGCAAAAAGAGAACCGGCTGACCAGTTCTCTAATACAATTACTGCAATTAATTACGATGAACGGTATTACCTCAATGACAAGGATTTTATTGATGTACCGGTTGATGATTCACCGATCTACATTCGATATGACCAGCTTGATATTAATCTCGCACGTTTATATCAAATGCAAAGAGGTGATTTACCAACGACTGGAGAAATTAGCTTTGTAGTTGAAGCTGGTGCGCTGGTTTCAAGCTCAAGTTCTTATCGACCTGAAACAAGGATGGTTTATAAGTTTGACTATAATAATAGTCCTGCAAAACGAGAGTATATCGTTCCTGCTGCAACTGAATTACCAGCGATAGATACAGGGGAGTTCCCACCTGATCTGGTGGTGAATCTAACGATTAAAGGTGCTGTTGTTGGACGTGGTGGAGATGGCGGGTTACCACATCTAGCTTACGGAGATTGGGAAAAAGATTCAGACTTCAATTTTACCAAAACCCGGCGTGATGGGTTTCAGGGAGCACCCGGTTTGTTGAACCGGCACAGCAAACTAAACCTGATTATCGATGGCGGGACGTTAGCTCGAGGCGGCTCAGGTGGTGGAGCAACACCAAGTGGTATTTACACTGGATCATCTTATGGGGTTCAGGGAATTCCCGGTGGTGCTGGAGCACCATTTGGTCGGGTCATGACTGGACAGCCGATTTCAAATGACTCACAAGATTATCGCCTCTATCTGGAGAGTTATTTATTGGTTATGAAAATCACTGATGCTGAAGCTTCGGTACCCGGTAAAGGTTACCGAACCCAAAATGACCGTTATGGGTCTCCATTATCAGGTGATGGTGGAAACTGGGGCGAACGTGGCACCAAGTCCACTAATGATGGAACGTGGAACTGGCAATACCATGGAACGACTGAAGGCCAGCCGGGACTGGGAGGACCTGCAATTGTGGGAGTTGCTCCACTTACAACCAAATTAATGAATGGAGGGAAAATCTTACAAACCCTTTAAACTTTAAAAGAACTTTGAGCACCCAATTGGGGTGCTTTTTTATTGTCTAAAAATATCTGGAGAGATTTATGGAACCAGTTTCCACAAGCGGTTTAACAGCAATTTTAAAATTTTATGGTGCAGCAATTATGGTGACTTTAGCGGTCGCTTTAGTGGCAGCAGTTGTATTGATGACACGTATGCCTCGCTCACCACAAGAGTGGGCAGTTGGTTTGATCTGTACGGTTGTATCAAGTCTGGCTGGTGGCTCATTCATTATTGTGAAGTGGGGGCTTCATGAATGGGTGACAGACATATGGGGGATGATTGCACTTGGTGGGTTCTTCTTTGTTTGTGGATTACCCGGTTGGGCTTTGGTCCGATGGATCTTTAACTTCATTGATAAGCAGGAAGGTAAAACGATCGTTGAAGTGATCAAAGAGTTTAAAAAAGCCAGAAAAGACATTGAAAACAGTTAATGCCGCCTTCGGGCGGTTTTTTATTACCTGAGGAAAGTGAAATGAATTTTAGAAATCTACAAAGAACACTTGGTGTTACAGTTGACGGAAAGATAGGGCGCGGCACTCTTACAGCATTATTTAAGAAACTTGGCGCAAATCAAAGCCGAGCGGAAGAGCTAGCATTAGCAGCTAACGTACACTTCAAAAATTATGCAATTCTCTACAATGAGTTGCGCTTTGCTCACTTCATTGCCCAGCTTACACATGAGTCGGGTAATTTCCGATATATGCAAGAAATCGCAAGTGGCACAGCTTATGAAGGCCGTAAAGACTTGGGTAATGTCATGGCTGGTGATGGCGTTAAGTTTAAGGGTCGTGGTCCTATTCAGTTAACTGGTCGTGCCAATTATCAAAAATATGGTCGTGCATTGGGTATCGATTTTGAATCACATCCCGAACTTGTAGCAATTCCGAGTATTGGCTTGCTAGTCGCTTGTAAATTCTGGACTAACAACGGATTGAATGAACTTGCAGATCGTGATGATTTGCTAACTATTACGCGCCGTATCAACGGCGGTACAAATGGCTTAGTTGAACGTAAAGCCAATCTAGCCAAAATTAAAAGTTGGATGTCATGAAAGCTTTAGTATTGCTGTGCTTTCTCCTAACAGGATGCACAGCTCATACGATCAATAACAATGTGAGTGTAGGAATTTGTGTGAGAGCCCTTTAAAAGGGCTTTTTAATATTTGAAAATTTCTTTTTAGTCTTAAGAACTCTTCTTATAAATAAATTTATTGAAATCCTAACTTTGCTAAATATACCTATTCTTTCAAGTATAAAAAAAGGACTTTCGTCTAACATGCGCTTAAACTTTAATAAATATTTTATTTCATGAGTTTCATGATTTTGGTCTTGATAGGTTAGTTTGATTATTGGTCCTAGTTTTACAATATCGGCATACATATCTTGAGCTTTTGAAGAAAAGCTTACCTCCATATAGTGGTGCTTTTCTGTATCATTTATACTTTTAAAGATATCAAAATCATATCTTGAATTATGAAATTCATAATTGACTCCTGGATTGTTAATACAGGTTTCTGTTAATTGTAGATTTAAGAAGAATGCATTTTCTCCCGTATTTAACATCTTTAGACCAACTCTAATGACATCTTTTTCTATAAAGTCATCATATTGATTGGTAAGTCTTGTAGTTTCTAAAATTATATTTGGCCGCTTTCCAATTGATTGTATATGTAAAGTATAGATAGCTGAGAGAACAGCGCCTAAAGTTGAAATCCCTGAAAAAAAATAGAGAGTTAGTGTTAAATTTATTTCTGGTCCAAATTCTGTGAAATATTTAATTCCGAAAAAAAATGATAGGGATAAAATTATAACACTTATGGCTGCTATAATAATTAAGTTAAGATACTTCATATTCAGATCTTTTAAAATAATAAAAGTTTAATGACGGTTAATTATAACGGCCGACCCATTTCTTTACTCTCTTAAGCGTATCTAGATCTGCATAAAAAAATGGAAATAGCTCTCCGTAATAGGGAAGATTCATTAACCCACCTAAATCAGCGTTTGGACCATTATTTGATTCAAAAGAAATTTTGTCTAACATTCGATAGATTGGTTTTAGTGTTTGAATTAATCTATAAAGTATATAAGGTTTGCTCTTGTTTACAATGTATTGGAATTGCCATATATCTGCAGTGAGTAAAGGATGGCCATTAAAATCTAACAAATTAGTATATCCGACACCGTACTTTTCATTTTTACTATAGATTTTAATTAAGTCCTTTTCAATTTTTTCATATTTAACACTTTCTCTTAAAAAACGTTCAGAAAGAAGTACCCATTCATGTATGGGATGCTTATGATTATTATAGTTTGCATTTGTAAGATTGTTTAAGTTTAAGTATCGATTAGTCGTGGCATATGTGCTAAGAAAACTTATTAGATCATATTCTAAAATTTCATCTGAAAAAGAACCGCTGTCAATATCATACTTTGAGGTCAACAAAAGGTTTGCTTTTAATAATTTTAAAAGATTATGCCCCGGTTCTTTTAAAAATTTATCTGACGGTTTTTGATAATTGTTTTGATACATATATTCAGAAACTAAGGCAATTTTTAAAAAACGCTCTATACCGATACTGAGACTAAAAAAAGCAGAATAAAACATTCCATCATGATTGCTGAATAATTCGGCTTTTTTTAAGTATTCTATTCCTGAGAGGATAGAGGTACCTGCAAGATAGCTTTCTTGCAATAGATCATTAAAGTTAGAATTACCATAAATTATTTTTATCATCATTTCACCAATAAAATTATGAAAAATTAATCTATTTTATCTTCTTTTTATCTAAACTTCCCCTGATTTGAATAGTTTTTAATTAACTCTAGGTTGCAGCAGTAAAACTTATTCTTTCACTGAAAGTAAAAAAAAGCCCTACAATGGGCTTTAATTTTAATTATTTAAACCTTCCCATGTCATGGCGGTATAAAAGCTCTCATTTGTTGGCTCACATTTTGCAATCGCAATATGTCTAGCCTCTTCTGAACTGTTTGCTTTAATAATTAATTTATGTTCAAGATCTAGATTTTGATTATCTAAATAGAAGCATATTTGGTAACGACATAGCATATTCATACCTCACTTTTTAGCCGACTGTACCAAGTATAGGAATCATTTGTGGCCCAGTCATCCGAGCCTTACTAATAATCTCGACCAGTTCATCATAAGTTAAATTAAAAGAATCTTCACTATCAAAAACATAGACCATATTTTTACCTTCATATTCTGGTGGTATTGGTGGCACAAAACGCTTAGGTATAAGAGTTTGTGTTAATTGTTCGTCTGTTAGTCGTGTAAAGTTCATGTTAAGTTCCTCGTTAAATGGTTAATTGAGCAAACATTTGCTCAATATAGGTAATAGTTAATAAAAGTGAGCAAATATTTTCTCATTTCGTTATCAGCGGTAATTCATCCCACTTAAATGGATTCCTGCTAAGTTTGTCGCGGCTCATGCTCCAGTTTCGACCAGGGACAAAGCATGGACCGACCCCGATTTTTTTCTTTCCAAATTTACTATGGATACCATCCATAGCTTTCATCAAACATTCCTTTTTCTCTATTTGTTCAAAGTCAGTTAATAAGTCATAAGTATGGCCAGTCTTTGGCTCTAGACTAGTTAATATTACTCCGCACTTCTTATATTTAATTCCTTCTTTGTATATGTCGTTTAACATCCTTGTTGCTGCTTTGACGAAATCAATAGCACAATCTGTGGGTTCAGAAAACGAACCGGTAATTGATTTGTTATAAAAAGGGACATTTGGATCGAAAGGGTTTGACTGTACAAAAGCAATCATACATCCACACAAAAGCCCTTCATCACGTAGCCTTTTACACGCATCTTGCGCATACATTGATATCGCTTCTTTTAGATCTGTTAATTCAGTTACGCGACCACCGAAAGACCTAGAGGCAACAATCTGTTTTTTGGATGGGGGAGTGTGCTCGATCTCAATGCATGATATGCCTTGCAATTCATAGATAGTACGAGCCATAACTATAGAAAAGCGTTTTTGCATCTCTCGAGGTTCCGCACAAGCTAAATCAAGCACCGTATTAATTCCCATTGCTTGAAGTTTTTTTGAATGCTTACGACCGATGCCCCAGACTTCACTCACATCTATTTGAGCAAAGTAATATTCTTTGTTGCACGGATCCATATTCACTAAATCACAAACGCTGTTAAAGCCTGGATTTTTCTTTGCAATATGATTTGCAATCTTGGCTTCTGTTTTACTTCTACCAATACCGACACAAACGGGCAAACCAAGCCATTTCCATATTTGTTGACGCATTTGCTGGCCAACTTTTTCTAAATCAAAGTTCTTTTCATAAGCTGTGAAGTCTACAAAGCACTCATCAATCGAGTACGGTTCAACTTCTTCTGCAGTTACGTAAGAAGCAAGAATCGTATGAAAGCGCCGTGACATTTCTGCATACATTGCATAGTTGCTTGAAAGAACGATTACGTTATGTTGCTGAACAATGTCTTTAATTTGAAAAAGCGGCACACCCATTTTTATATTTAAGGATTTTGCCTCGTTGCTACGCGCCACGGCGCACCCATCATTATTGCTGAGCACAATAACAGGCTTATCATTCAAAGACGGGTCAAAGACTCTTTCACATGAGACGTACATGTTATTTACATCGATGAGAAAAAATACTTTATTCTCATGTTTCATGACTTAATGCCGCGTCATTTTAATGATATGAGTGACAACACCCCAGATAATTAATTCTTGGCCATCCGCTAAATAAATATTTTTATAATCTGGATTCTCTGCTTTAAGCCATTGGCCTTTTTCATCGATCATTAAACGTTTAACTGTGAATTCATTGTCAATTAGTGCAATAACGATATCGCCGTGCTTTGCATCAAGGCTACGATCCACAATCAATTCATCATCAATATCTATACCCGCATTGAGCATTGATAGTGATGCAACTTTCACAATAAACGTAGCGGTTTCATTTTTTATTAAGTGCTCGTTCATGTCGAGAGCTTTATCTACATAATCTTGTGCTGGGCTTGGGAAGCCTGCATTTATTTTTTCTAATGCGTAAGGGATAAGCATATGAGAGGAGGGTACAACTAGCTTGATAGACATAACATCAGACAAAGCAAAACCTTGAGTTAGATAAGGCTTTATCTGGATAATGGACGGTGCAATTTCGCTCATAGAATATCCCCTAGCTTGAATTTGTAACATATTCAAGATGATATGCTAGAGTTTAGTTAAATTTCAAATTTAAAAAGTTGTGGATAAATAATGACTAGTCGTAACTTGTCGCGCTTCATTGTGCATTTGGTCGGAATTTCTTCAATTCTGATCTAGGTTGTGCTACGAACTCATCAGGAGGCATATCTAAGAAAAACTCCTTAGCTTCTTCATGTTTACAATGCAGCCAATCGATCCTTAGTTCAGGAGGAATAACAATAATAGAGCGCTTCTCATCAGTAGGAGCATGAAATTGCTTCATGAAGGGGTGGTGGTCAGAATTAATTGTGAGCATGCTCATAGATCTGATTTCTTCGCCGTTCACAACTGCATATTCATAAATGCCGGCAATTGTAAAAGGCATTTCATCTTTGCGATAAATTCCCCACCATTCAGGCTTATTGTTTATGTACTTTGGCTCGAATATCACATCAGCAAGAATTAAACAGAATTGGTTTTTCTTCCATGCATTTCGAAAACTAGGCTTTTCGTGAACTGTCTCTGTTCTTGCGTTATAAGTATTGTGTACCTTTTTAAGGTCTTTAACCCAAGGGGCCACTAGCCCAAAACGAGCTAATCGCCATTCCATCTGCTCTTTTTTTGAAAATAAGAGTGGAGCTTCATAGTTTGGGTAAATATGAGATTTATATTCAAATGTTGGCTCAAACAGATCCAGTAAGTGAATTCTATCTTTTGCAATCGGTTCATAGTTTGAGCACATATCCCACCTATATTGTATTGATATCTTTTATGAAAATTATTATCTCCGCCTTAAAACTACTTTATCTATATTCATAGTAGTTTTTTAGTAGTTAATTAATTTTCCTTTAATTTTAAATTTTCACTAATATATTTTCTTAATTCTACTTTCTCCAAACCTCTAATGGCATAGCCATAAGATGTAGTAGTAGTCCATTTTTTGCCGTCTAAATCAATATAGTCAAACTTTAACTTTAATCTTAAAAATTTAAGTAGGTCTTCCTTGTTTCCATTTTTATAAAGATATTCCGATTTGCTTAGGATAAATCCGTATAGTTGTGCATAATTAAAGTACTGATTTGTAATGTTAGAAATCTTTTCATCTTTAGTAATAAAATAAAGTTCATGTAGTAAACCAAGTAGTTCATTAACATTATTTATAAATTCACTTAAATCTGATTCATTTATCTCAATAGGAATGGTTCTATCAGGTTGATCGGGATACAGAAGGTATTTGCTAATTAATCCATCATACTTATGTTCTAAGGGTGAAATTTTACGTATTATCTTTAAAATATCCTTTTTATGTTCAGTTTCGATGCTTAAATTATGTGGCTTTACCCAGTCATCATACAAAGAGTATGCGATGTAAGCCGCTGCTAAGGTAGTAATACCACCAAAAACAGAACCTACAATAGACCAAGTATCTTTTAAAGAGCTTGACGAGCCATTAAAGTCAAAAATAATCCATGTTAGTGCAAATATAAACAATAATGACACGAATGAAACGGCAACAACATTTCCAATTAAATCTTTCGTTTTCATATCATGAACTTCTATTAATTATTTCTCTATATGGTAATGTTCATCAAAATAGTATTTTTCTGAGACATCTAACTAATAATCAAATTCTAAATAAAGATGACTTAACGATTTACCTTTAGCTTCGTATCATACTCATAACTATATAATTATTATTTAAACACAATGACCAACCTATTTCCTTATAGAAGGGTTCCCCATACTTAATTGTGTGCTCGATATAAAAGTAGACCCAATCTTTCATTTCTTAATTCTCAATTATTTAGTAAGTAATTTAATTTTTTCTACCCATTTTGCATATGCTTCCGTTTGCTGGGGTAGGTACTCATAATAATCATATGTGCCTTGTTCGCCAGACATAACATGCCCAATCATGAGCTGTGCTACATCACGCGATGTAAATGCACTGAAATTAGTACGAGCAGTTCTTCGTAGATCGTGCAATGACCAATGCTTCATATGATAGTCATGATGTCTTCTGAGTCGCTCCATCAAGTAACCAGGTAATGAATTAGATGATCCATGACTCATAGGTGTTTCTTCACTATCATTCGTTAAGAAATACTCACATGAGCTATAGTCGAAAGCTTCGACAATTAATGCCTCCATTTCAGGCAAAATAGGGCGAATGATTTCACGACCAGTTTTTTTGCCGGTCTTATTGTTTACTACAGGAACAATCCAGACCTTTCTATTTAAATCGAAATCAGTCTTTTTGGCTTTTCTGAGTTCGCCATTTCTACAACCAAACATTAAACATAATTTTAAGAAAATTTTGTTTTTAGGCAGAATATTTGACTCTTCAATAGCCAGCCATACCATTTTAATTTCTTCATCAGAAAGAAATCTGGTTCCTCTATTTCGCTCAATTCCCAAATCTTCCTTGGCATAGATGTCAGATAAAACATTTACCTCAAGTAATTGTCTCTTTTTAGCCCACTTAAGGACCTGTTTTGCATTCGTTAAAACTCGATCTGCAATAGAAGGTACTTCATTAGCTAGTTCTTCAAGTAAAGCTAACCATTGTTGCAAAGTAATTCTATCAACTGGTAAATCACCGATTTCAGGTATTACATGCTGCTCAAAAGTATTCTTAATTTGCTGGGCAGATGTTTTCTTCTTTAGACAATAACTTTCATACCAATCATTAAAGACATCTTCAAATGTACTTGCATCGATGTATTTTTGCTGCTGTACACGAACCTCAACTTTAGGATTCATTCCCTTATCTAATAGTGAACGCATTTCACTAGCTTTTACACGTGCATCTTTGAGAGAGATATGAGGGTAGGTACCAAGGTCTAAACGTTCAGCTTTTCCAGCAAAACGATACCGAAGCTGAAAAACAATTTTACCTTTAGGTGAGACTCTGACACTCATTGAATCCCGATCTGCTATTTCTTCAACTTTATCACGTGCCTTGCCGTTATTAGCTTTCAGCCACACTTCAGTTAAAGCCAT